GAATATCATCGTTGCATTATTATTTACAACACCTTGAGCATTTGACGAAGGAGAAGCAACTGTAGTATTGGCAAAAACTTTTGCAGGGCAAATAAATAAAGCTATTGCCCAAAGGTAGTTGTAGTTTCTGTTGTGGTGCTTGTATTTATTGTTCTTGTTATGGTGGTTACTGTGTCTAATCCTGGGGTAATTAGAGTTTCTTGTAAAGAGAAAGCTGATCCAGGGGTTGTTATTTTCCACCTTGGAACGGCATCTAAGTTTGGCGAAGTCCAACTAAAATTTACGCCTCCAACTGTTTGTTCTGTAAGAGTTGTAGCTGTGGGATTAATATATCCGTTGAGATCGGAACTTTCAATATTATGTCCTGATGCAGAGTATGAGTATCCTGTACGATACTGATGACTTGTGATAGTTTCATTTATTACTGATTCAGATGTTGAAGAAGTCTGACTCGAACCACTCCGAAATTGTGGAACAACAGGTACAGCAAGGGTTCTTATAGGTAATAATAGTAAAACTAACCAAAAAAGTCTAGTCAACGGTAATTCGTACAGTAGTAGAGCCAATACAACTTGTTCCGCTACCTCCTGCTGTGCAAGTATGTATTCCTGATGAAACAGATGTTAAGGCTAAGTTTCCTGCTGTTCCTCCTGAGATGACAGTAGTTTGACCGCCAAGTACAGGAAGACTTGCTATACCGCTAGAAGGAGTGATTGCTGACTGTGTTACGTCACCAGCTTGATAACTTTCGCTGAAACTAAATGCAGAACCTGCAGTTGTCACAGTTTTATTTGTATTAACTGCTGCTGGTACTCCATTACTTAAACTTCCAAGATTTAACCCACCGATAGCATTAGTAACAAGACTATCTCCTGTTCCTGTTGAAGTTGTAATATTGTTTCCGCTTATGCTGTAGCTTGATGGTGCAGCATTTGTAATTACATAAGGTGAGTCAATAGAAATCTGTGCAGAGGTTACAAATTCCTGTTTTATATCAGCAAAGGCAGCCGATGGTAAGAATAGAAGTAAAGCAAATAGTTTTTTCATTTGATACCAGCTTTATTGTCTTTATTAGATACTACATTAAATGGCCTCTTTTTGCCATTTGCGTTGTTTTTCACCTGTAATCCCATATTAGACATCACTGCCGACAATAATCCAGCAGCGAAGGTCGTATCAATTTGTTTGGTTGAATTTCCGAAATACGCAAAAGAAATTACGGATAAACTCCAAAAAAGTATAATCATCTGGACAAGATTTGAGAGAATAGAAGGACTATCCTTCTCTTCCTTTTCTTCTACTTGTGGGTCGGTTTTCGGGTCTTGAGTTGCCATAATCTTAGTGATATACTATAAATATAAGGATTGAGGCCAAGTTTGGCAAATAGCGGTAAAGTAGAGATAGACACTACATACAAATGGTAAAGATTTTAAAACCTATTCTGTTGGTATTTATCAAGTCCAAAGCAATGAAAAGATTGATTATGGATCTGTTAAAAGCTATAGCCAAACAGACAGATAACACAATAGACGATCAAGCAGTTGCTTTTATTGAGTCCAGGATGTTCCCAGGCTCTACAACAAATCTTCAATGATATGAAAAACGATAGCTTCATAAGATTCATCTCAACTCCTCTGCCAATGGAAACACAGTTAGCGGTTGAGATGCGATGTAGAGAAGTTATGGGCTGTGATGATATAGACAAGTTAAAGGCTTTTTGCACAGATATGATGAAGAACCATGCAAGAACTGAAATTGTACTATCTAACGCAATGATGCGTATGCTGGAGCTTGAAGCAATGTTAGCCGTACTACAGACACCACCGATTAAAAATAAATTATTTTACAAATTTCGTTTATTTATAGAAAAAGTAAAACTTAAAAGACAGATAAAACAGCACCAAAAAGATCATTCGCAACGAGCGTAAGCTGCCTGTTGCCTAGAAACTGTCATCTCAGGATATTGGATCGTTTCCCATCTATGGCCACATTCGTAACACTCTCTTCTACGAATGATTATGTATTTTGAGTTTCTTTCGGATCGGACTACCTTCTGATCTCCGCACTTCTTACAGTTCGGACACTCGACCCAGGTTATTCTTTTCATTTTCTGTTTTGAATGTACTTTTCGTATTTGAGGTCTAAATCAAGAGATTCTCTAGCGTACTGAAATTTATCAATATTACCAGCGAGAAAATTGTCATCTAACGCAGCACGTTTTATTTGATATTCGTAATACTTACCTCTTGGCATGGTATCAAACTTTAGTTTTTAAATCGTCAAAAATATCCTCTATAGACATAGCTCTTTCGTTTAGCTTATCTATCTTATCTTGAGCCTCTTCGATGAGACGATCCAGTTTTTGATTTTCGTAACTTTGCTCGTAGTAAGGCTCTAAATATTCATCAATAGCGGTTCTAACCAGGGCAGATATAGACTTACCAGGGCCACTAAGATTTTCTAATGCCTTATGTTGATGAGGACTTAGTTGAACTGTGGTTCGGATAAGTTTTTCTTTTTTAGCGGTCATCTTTTTTAGTGTAGTATAGTAGACTGAGGACTTACAGATCAGGTTAGCTTATTCAGTGGGTCATTAACTCAGGGTAGTCAAACACCCTTAGACCCCCCACTAAATCTTCGATGAGAACTTGTAATAACATTTGTAAAATTGCTTAGTACGGAGTATGAGGGTCATGGCTCCCAAGATTACAAAAAAGCAGCGTAACCACCTGTGTTTTCGGAGGTCAGGTTGATCTTGCCTCAGACATTAAGAAAATTCTTCGTCTGTTATATCGAACCAACGAAACATATCTATGCAGCCATAAATACAATCTATTGGATCTTTTTGTTTATAACAGAATGTCCGATTAAGGTCAGGATCATAATGGATCTGACCTATGTAGGGAGATTTTGGAAAATCAATTCCAAGTGATGAACGGAAATAAAGCATTAGCAAGCGTATTGTCTATGATCTGCAATAGCTTGAATACGATCTTCTTGCCATTCTTCATCAGTAGGTTCTCTATAATCCCCTAAATGACAACCATCGGTTTCAAGAAAATCATGGTAAGACATTTTATCTGCCTCTTCTTCGGGAATCTTTATACCGATTAGACCTTTAGTGTCTCTATCTTCTGGTTTGTAATCTTTATGATCGAAATACCAGGAAACTCTTTTGACTTCTTCTGGATAATCGTCAGTGCCACTATAAATAGTAGGCATCATTCTATCAAGAGCGTCATCATAAGAATAAGCTTCTATTTCAAATGTTTCGTACAAAATTGTTTGAGTAGCAATCTTGTAAAGTTTTTTGGGTTCTTCTTTAGTGGTCATAATAAATTTGAACTTCCTTAAAAGTATAGCAACAAAGTGCCACCACTATGTAATCTGTTACGAAACTTTAACTTTCGGAATTAGCTTTTCTTCCATCTATTCTTCTTTGTACTGATTCTCTCCACAATAATTCATCTTTTGCTTCAGCTATTTTGTATTCTGCACTAGAAAATTCACGTTCTAACTGACTGTATGCAGCCTTTCTAACCCAAGCTGTGCCCTTCATTCCTTTCTTTTCTGCTGCCTTTTCTATAAGTTTTGATCTATGTGGGTCTATCAGAACTTGATAATAATTTTTGTTTCCGTGTTTCAGTGCCATTAAATAAATCTCTCTTGTACTACTTTACCACCAAAAAGGCAAATCGGCTTTATCAACTTGCTTTTTTACATAATTTATTTTGGCTTGTTTTCTTTTATTCGATTTACCTTGATGTACTTCTCTAGCTTTTTTTAGAAAATCTACAGCCCTGGATAAGTCTCCTGTTCTGGACTTTCTAACTTCAGCATATAGGTCTTGAATTACCTGGACTCTTAAATTCTTTTGCATAGGCAGCAGCCATCACTTCATGGAGTGTCTTATAGTATGCTACCTCAGTATTACTCTGATAACACCAGCCTTTTGTAGTATTTAAGATTCTAACCATTAATGAGTTTCCTCCCAAGTGTTTCCAACAGATACTTCAGCAACAGCAGGAACTCTACCTAACCATTTTTGTTCGGCATTTTCCATAATATCTTTTAGTTTTCTAGCCCATGCGTCAGCAAATTGCTCTTTAACTAAAAGTATTAATTCATCATGTACTGCTGCTGCAATTTTAACTTTATCTTCGCCACAAGCCTTAACTTCTGTCCATAAGTTTCCTAATGCACACTTTAATATGGCAGCACCAGCACCCTGGATCGGAGTATTACATCTAACAGTTACTCTGTTAAGATCGCCTTTAAGATACCTACGCATATTTGATAAAGGAATACGAGTTTCGGCCCATTCATTACCATTAGAGTTTTTTGCAATCTGATAATTTTTATTCTGCCAAGC